ACTGCTTGGTTGTTTATTGTAGTTGATTGATTTTGTACACCATCTTCAAACAAACCATAACCAAAAAACGCTTTAAGTTGCGTATAACCACTTGTGGTTTGCGCCGCACCTTGAACAAATTGTGTTGTTCTATAATCTACCCAAAAAATGTCTGTTGAGTAATCGCCATCAAATACATTAGTGAAGTAATCTCTTACAAGTTCCGCTATTTCAAAAGTGCATACGTTATCAACTGCAAACGAATTTAATAGGTAAGTTCTTGTCGTTGGTCTGTCAGTTGTCTGTGTGCCTTGATAGATATACAACTCAAGCTGTGTGCTTGTTAGGTTTGTTACTGTGCCAGTAGTTATGTAGTACGGACTTCTTACGTTTATCTTGCTCATTTCTTGTTAATGTTTACTTGTATTTGTTTCTCTAAGCCTATTGAGTAAGCCTCTACTAACTCATCTGGTAATCTTTTAAAAGCAGCCTCGAATGGTTTTGTAAAAAACAAACTTGGTCTTATACCTCTTTTTTTAATCGCCTTTGCTATTGCAA